GTGGGCTGCTCGTTCGTTGGCTAGGTTCTGGCTGCTGTCGTTGCAGTCTCGGGTGCCAGAACGGGCGCTGCAGTTGACTACTAGCGACGGTAGTTTTGAGATGCGTGCGCAGGCTGGTGCGCCGGGTCGTCCTTCTCCGATGCCTGATGTGAACGCAGTGTTGAACCGTAACCGTCACGGGCTGAGGGTTGGCTGATGGCTACTGTTTCGACGATGCCTGAGGTGAAGCGGGCGCTGCTTGACGAGATCGGGCTGCTCGCTACGACTAGCGCCACTGCCGCAGCGCCGACATATGTGCAGACTGCGTACGCTCGCCCGCCTGCGGATCGTGTCCGCTCTGAGTCTGTGTTCTTCGGTGATCTGGCTCGAGCCGATGGCGGCGAGCGCAGGTTGAAGGCTGGCCGGCAGGTGCGCCACGTGGAGTGGAACCTCGATCTTGTTGTGCAGTCTGCGATCATGGCTGATGCTGAGGACGCTGAGCAGCGTGCGTTTGTTATCGCTGGTGCTATCGAGAACTTCCTGGCAGCGAACGCTCAGCCGGCTGAATGGCCTAACGCACCGGTTGCGTCGGGTGCAATGTCTGTGGTGGTGGCAGGCATGGAGAGCGAGCTGATGGAGCACCCTGACGGGTATCAAGCTGTAGAGGTCCGCATAGAGTTGACACTATTGGAAAGGCTAGAATGAAGTTCAAACACAACGGCAATGGTGTCGAACTGGTGGGTCGCAGCGGTGCTGTCTACCGTGCGGCACCTGGCGATACCGTCGAGTTCGTAGACGGCGACGAGAGCGCTGTCGAGGGTAATACTGAGTGGGCTGCGCTTGCGGTCGAATCAACTAAGCAACCTAAGAAGGAGAGCAAATGAGTATTTTAGACGCAAGCGTTAACGTAGGGGTCGAAAGCAGTTACGGGACGCCCGTGACTATGACCCGCAGCTATGAAGCCAAAGCGGACAGCTGGACTCGCACGCAGTCACGAATCGAGTCTGTTGGTATGCGTGCGAATATGCAGGCGTTGCGCAGCGATCGTGTCACTACTGTGAACATGGGCGGCGCTGGGTCTATCGAGGTCGACATGTTGACCTCTGGCATGGGCATGCTGTTGCAGGGTGCGCTAGGCACGAAGGCCGGACCTACACAGGTCGATGCTACGTCAGCGTATCTGCAAACGTTCGAGACTTCTGATAGTGCACCTGCGGATTCTTACACGATTCAGGTGATCCGTCCGACGCTCGAGACTGGTTCGCAGCAGTTCACGCACCACGGTGCGAAGATCACTAGCTGGTCGCTGTCGCAAGGCGTTGACGGTCTGCTTGTGTGGTCTGCTAACTTTGACAGTGAAGATGTGGACACGTCTACGGCTGCGGCTACGCCTGCTTATCCTGCGTCTGCTGCTGTGTATGACTGGACTCAGTGCACTGCCACGCTTGACGTGGATGGCACGCCTGAGGTTCTCGACCTGCTCGATCTCAGCTTCAATGCCGATCTTGGTTTGAAGACTGATCGTCGCTATCTGCGGGGTTCTGCTTTGAAGAAGGAGCCTGTGCGCTCTGGTATGCCTTCGTACACTGGGTCGATGACTCTCGATTTCACTGATACCACTCGCTATGCTGAATGGGTTGCTGCGGGCATCGTCGATATTGAGCTGAAGTGGGTCGGTGCGTTGATCGATTCGCCTGAGTACAACGAGGTGAAGTTGAGGATGAAGGCTTGTAACTGGACTGACGGTAATCCTGTTTCTAGCCTGTCTGACACTTCGAAGATCACGCTGCCCTTTCAGGCTATGCATAATGGTACTGATCCTGTGGTGTCGATGACGTATCAGAGCGCTGATACGGCTGTGTGACCCTGTGGTGTCGCCTGTGACCTTCTGGGGTCCGGGCGGCACCGTCATACCCTTGGGCTGCTAAGGCCGCTTAGAGGCGATTCTAGGGCTATCTGAGAGGACGTGTGTATTGTGGCGAAGGATGCTGTGAGTATTGAGGTCGATGGCCTTAAGGAGTTGAGGCGTGAGCTGCGCAATCTGGGGGATAAGGCGTTGCCGAAGGAGCTGCGCCTGATCAACAAGGAGGGCGCTGACAAGGTGCGGGACACTGCACGTGACATGGCACCTGTCGTATCGGGTAGGTTGAAGAAGTCGATTGGCTCGCTTGCGGGTCAGACGAGTGCGAAGGTTAAGGCCGGCACGGCTGCACGGGTGCCGTACGCTGGGTCTGTCATCTTTGGGCATCGGCCACGCCCTCAGGGCGGTTTCACTGAGCCGAACAACTTTCTTATCAGGGCTCTCGGTCACGACGCCGAATATATTCGCCGGCTCTACGATGAGCGGTTGAACAAGCTAGCAAACAAACATCTTTAGGAGGATGAACCAAATGACAGACAAGAAGAGCAAGAAGAGCGAAGAGCGAGTGATCAAGGTTGTAGCGTTAGATGCGCTCACGTACGGTGAACTAGACACGTTTGAGTCGATTGTCGGGGCGTTGCCGACTGACGGCGACATGTCGAAACTGCCTACGGGTAAGACGATGATCGCTCTCGGGCTGATCTCTGCGCTGCGTGATGACCCGACCGTGACGGAAGCAGACATCCGTGCACTGCCGATGGGCGCTATCCAGATGGAGGCGTCAGAGGTGGACCCCACCTAGCTCGGTCTCGGGCTGTCCGGGTGCGTCGACTGGCTTCGCTGGTCAACGTGTCCGGACTCACTTGGACTGAGCTGACAGGGCTGGCGCTGTGGGAGCTCGCAGCGCTCGAGGAATATCACGCTGATCTAGAACGAATGCGCAACAATAGGAGAGGGTGAAATGTGGCTAAGCCGGTAACGATAAGAATCTTAGGTGATGCGAGCAATCTAGAGAAGGCGCTAGGCGGCGTAAACGATAAGCTAGGCAAGTTCGGCAAGGTTGCGGGCGCTGCTGTGGCAGGCGCGGCAGCCGGTGTCGCAGCTTTCGGAGTGTCCAGCATCGGCAAGTTCTCCGAGTTTGAGACCGGCATGGCTGAGGTGTTCACTCTCATGCCTGGTATGAGCGAAGAAGCCATGAGCGCTATGGAGAAGCAAGTGCTCGACCTGTCAAACCAGATGGGCATTCTGCCAGGTGAAGCTATCCCTGCGCTGTATGACGCTATCTCAGCGGGCGTGCCTACCGACAACGTGTTCCAGTTTATGGAGGACGCCAGCAAGCTGGCCATCGGCGGCAGTATCGAGACAAGTGAAGCCGTGGATGTGCTCTCGACATCGGTTAACGCTTGGTCTGAGTCGAACCTGTCAGCGGCTGAGGCAGGTGACTATCTGTTCACTACTGTGAAGCTCGGTAAAACGACGATGGCAGAGCTGAACTCGTCGCTGGCTCAAGTAGCGCCAATAGCCTCGGCCATCGGTGTCGGACTCGACGAGGTTGGCGCTAGTGTCGCTGTGTTGACTTCCAACGGTATGTCGACGGCGCAGGCTGCTACGGGTCTCAAGGCTGCGCTGTCAGAACTTGGTAAGGAGGGCACCAAGGCTAGTGATGCATTCAAGGAGTTGAATGATGGTGCCACGTTTACAGAGTTCTTAGAGGCTGGCGGCACGCTAGAGGAAGCAATGGTGATGATTGCTGACAGCGGCGAGTCAGTCATTGACATGTTTGGCAGTGTTGAGGCTGGCGGCGCTGTGCTGTCGCTCACTGCAGGTGATGCTGAACAGTTGTCTGCAAACATGGCGGTGATGGCTGAGTCGTCCGGTGCGGCTGGTGAAGCGTTCGCAACTATGGACGGCACGACCGGCCGATCTATGGACCGTATCAAGGCAAAACTAGAGGTCGTGCAGGTACAGCTTGGCGACAAACTGCTGCCTATGGTGGAGACCGTCATAGCGTTTGTGGAGAAGCATTGGCCGAAGGTTTCGGCTGCGTTCGAGCGTGTCAGCGTGATAGTCACGGAGCATGTCATCCCTGTGATCGTGGAAACTATCGAATGGCTACGGGGCCGCATAGAGGCGTTCATTGCTGTCGTCACAGATGCTTGGGAGAAGTGGGGAGACTCGATACTTGCAGCAGTTGCACCTATCTGGGATGCCATCAAGAACTACAT